AATTTCCTAGAAGTTTAATTATGGCAGATAAAAGACCTGGACAATTACAAGAAGAAGTTGCTGTAAGTTTTTTAAAACAATTAGGTAAAGATGCACGTAATATGCTTAAATATAAAATTACTGATGAAGGTATAGAACAAGCAACATTATTAAAAGTATTAAACAAATACATGACTAAAGCATGGAAGCCTTTAGCTTTGTTAAGATTTGCTTGGACACTTAGAGTTGTAGGCGAAGAACAAATGCGTATGTGGGCTTCTGATTTAGATAATGTATTTACATCTCCTATATCATATTTCTCATATTGGTTTGGAGACAATGCTCCTATGAAAAACTTAGCAGGTAATATGCAGAACGCAGTTAAATATAAAGCTGCTATGTCTAGAGGTCATGGTGGTTTTATAGGAGTAAATCATTTTGGTAGAGATAGAGTATTTGAAACTGTAGATAAATCTAGTCCAAAATATGGTAGCTATTTAGCTAACAATCATTTGCTTTACATAAACGATTCACTAGCACAAGATATATTTCCTGTAGCTGTAGATTTAACAGGTAAAAAATTAGATATATTAGATGCTAAAGCATTACTTCAAAGGCAATCAAATCCATTAACTAAATCACAATTAAATACAATAATCGGTAGTGATACTTACGTTTTAGATAGAACTGTTGGTAACTTTTTAGATGACCTTAGAGCTGGTACTGTTGTTAACGATGTAGATAAATATGCTAACTTAGATAAAACTGTAGAAAGAATATTGATTAGAGAATTAGAAATATACACTAATCGCTTTAATCAAAACATGAGTACACAATTTAGACCTGCTGCAATTATATCTAAGTTAATTAAAACAAAAGCTGACAGTAAAATATTTGATGGCTTTAGTAAGAATTTAGTTCTAGATGAAGTTAAAAGAGTATTAGATGATTATGCAGTTACACATGCACCTGCTGTACAAAAGTTACCTATGGTAACTGTCAAAAAGGATATTGAATTTGCATTAGATAAAATTACAGAGGAAGGTTCAACAAAGCTACTTGGTAGTAGTGCTGTTGGAGATATTGTAGGTATACCAAATAAAAAAGGTGAAGTTAGTTATTACAGAGTAGACAGAGTAGATGTAATAAAACAAAATGCTTCTGCTGATGAAGAGTTTGCTTTAACTTTAAACAGAGCATATGAAGTATTAGAAGCAGATGGTTATACCCAAACTGAAGCAGGTAAGTTATTAAGCGGTCTTAGGTTAGGTAAAGAAAAACTTACTGAAGCTGCTAAGAAAAACATGATGCAAGATGTAGACCATTTGATGGGTTACATTGCAGTACATAGACCTGTAGTAAGAATTAAAATAGGAAATAAATCTAGATTAAGTATAGAATCATCTATCTTTGGTACATCTGATGGCATTGTAGATGTAAGTCATTTTGAAACTTTTTCAAGTGGTGCAGTTAGTTCAGATAGAGTAAGACAATTAAATCATTTAGCTACATCTAACACAGAAAAAAAACTAAGAGAAATATTATATTATGGATTTGGTAAATCTCTTGGTGGTAAAAAAATTAGAACACAAAGAAAGTTTTATACAGCTAGAGCTACAAAAGTTAATGGAGTTGCAAGAACACAGGTAACACCTACTAAATTAGGACAAGCAGTATTAGATGTAGGTTTAGTTTCAAAAGCAGAAGATTTAGTATTGTTTGCTAAGAATGGTTCAGGTCTAACTAATCAAGCAATAAAATTGCTAGGAAAAAAATTAGAAGACTTTGTTACAAATAAAATTAAATTACTTGACCCTGCAGACTTAGGTGAAGGAATACTTGATGATATGGTTAAAGCTAATAAAATACTATCAGGAGAAATAGATTCTTTATTAAGGCAAACTACTTTACTTACGCTTACACCAACAGAGAAAAGAAGTTTTAACTTTGCTAATGATTTAATAGAACAAAAAGTTGGACAAGTTATATCAGGTGGACAAACTGGTGCAGATATTGCAGGACTTAAAGTAGCAAAAGAAAAAGGCATACTTACTGGAGGTAGGTTGCCTAGAAGGTATATGACCGAAGATGGACCTAATTATGGTATACCTGGACAATATGGCTTAGTTAATGATAGCAACCCTGTAGATAGCGTTAATCTAGCTAATAGAGGTATTATAATGAAAGGTCCATATAGTAAGGCAAAGTGGGATAATAAAAAACAAGTATGGACTGATACTGATTCTGATGGTGTAATTAGAGAACTTACACTAAAAAATGATGCTGCTCAAATTGCAGCTTTAGAATATAGAAGTCGTGCTATAAAAAATGTTGACCAAGGTCATGTAACAATTATTGTAACTAAAGCTGGACTTGAAAGTACAGGAACTAAAGCAACATTTGAATATGCAGTTAATAAAAGATGGGGTAAAGGTAAAGACAAGACAGGTTATATATATCAAGATGATGATGTATTGTTTCCTCAAAAAGCTAAACATAAAATATTTAGTAAGAATGTATCTGACGCAAGAACAGATTATTCAAAACACAAAGATGTAGTTGTAATTAACATAGATAAATTTGTTGCTGACGGTAATGTAGTAGACGCAGATACAATGCAAAGGATTGATTTACTTTTATCTAAGTATGACTCTCCTATTGTTAATATTGCTGGTCCTGCTGAAACAAGTGTAACTCCTGTCCTTAAAGAAAAAATACCTGAAACAGGGAAGAGAAAATATTTATCAGATGATGACTTAATTACTACACATGAAATAAGACAAGAAGATGTATTAAAAGCTAGGAGTGATTTACCTGGACTTAGAATAGACTTAGACAAATTAGAAAAAGATTATCAATCAATACAAGCAAATCTACAAAGCAGACTTAAAGCTATCCAAGGTAAAGATAGTAAATTAAAATTTAATCATTTAAAAATTAATATTCCGTTTAGTAAACAAAGAGAACTACTTAAAAAAGGTGATGGTGGTGTAGCTCAAGTAAAAACAACAACTGTACCTGATGAAAAATTAGTAGACACAAAATTTTATTTACCTGCTGACATAATGAATGAAATAAAAAAGACATGGGTAAAGAAAGACAGGACAGGTAATGTTATTGGTAAATTATCTAAGGGTGAATTAAAAATAGTTGAAGAAGCATTACAACAATCTTTAACTATCTTTAGACAGAAAGCTCGTAAGGCTAGTCAAATAGAAAGATTACAAAGTCTTGTTGATTCAGGTGGTGCTGTATTACCTAGTGGACAAAGTAATAGATTACAATTTGCCGATTCAGAATTGTTAAGACCTTTTGAAAATAAAGTTGCTGCTGTACTAGAACAAGTATTAGAAGGAAGTAGAAAGTCTAGATATGCTGACGGATTTGATGACTTAATAACTAAATACACAGGAGAGAACAGAGAGTACTTTTTTGAATTAGCATCTGATTCTTTTGACCAAGCTAGAGGTGTTAAGACAGCTATAGCTAATGATGATTTATTAATAGAGTCAGCTATGAAAGGTTACCTTGCAGATGTTCATCTATTAGCTGGTGGTGACTATGATGTTATTTTAAAAAATAAAAAAGACCCTAATTTTTCATATCAGATACAAGAAGGAAAGACTTTAATTAAAAGCAAAAAAGACCCTAACTTTTCTGCAGAGGTTAAAGGTTTAAATGCTAACCCTGACCAACCTGTAACTATAAATGTAGATGGAGTAAAAAGAACATTCAGGTCATTAAAAGATTTACAAGAATCTAAGTTAGGAATATATCATGAGTTTGTACCTGACAAATCAATTCCTAAAAATCCTAGGGGAGATAAATCATATAACTCTTTAGAGGAAATGTATGAAGACGGATATTACTTTGATTACAACATAACTAAAACAGGTGACAATGAAATGTTAAGAGTTATGGCTGGCATAGACCCGTTCATTGTTAATTATAAAGGTGACGTTGTTAAAAAATATGTTAGTCCTAACATGACTCATACAGATAGAAGAGCTTATATTAAATGGTTAGAAACTAAAAAACATCTTGGACCTACAAGAGTTAAAGGTGCTAGAACAACTCCTACTACAAGTGAAGGATTAGGTTCAGCATTAGACCAAGCTACAGAGTATTTGTTTGATTTGTTTATGTCAGGTCCAACTAATATGTTCTCACGTTCTCCTGCCTTTATGCAGTTCTACTTAGATAAGATAAGACAGCTTGCACCATTTGCAGATGATGCTACTAAAAAAAGAATAGTTAATGACTTTGAAATGGCTTGGGGAATTACAAAGAACGAAGGTGTTGATGTTGGTCTAGTAAGAAGTCTTAACGATAAAAGAAAAGATTTATGGTTTGATAAAAACTTTAGACAAGAGTTCTTAAAAGATATGAAAGCTCCAAAGATAGATGAAGTATTTGATATCAAAGATATACCTAAAAATAAAAGATACACAATGAACTTTGACATGGCTCCTTCAGATAATATTTATGGAGAAGCAACTTCAACTATGGACTTAGTTAGAAGTAATAGAAGAAGGTCTACAACTAGAAAATGGAAGACATTACCTGAACAAGGTGACATTATATCTTTCTCAGATAAAAATAATAATCGTGTATTAGTTAAAGTTACAGGAGTTAAAAGTTGGAAAGACATTAGAGAAAATCCTGATGAATTGTTGAAGTGGTCTAAAGATGAAGGTTGGACTATGACATATGGTTTAAAGAAAGCATTCTTTAATAAGTACGACCCTAAAGATGTACATAAAGTTGAGTTTGATTTATATACAGACAAAGTATATACAGACTATAACGAAATAGATACTGTAGCTAAAGCCTACGCATTAGAAGAAACAAAAAGATTGCTATATGATTTAGATAAACGTGGACAAATAACTGATGCTTTAAGATTAGCATTTCCTTTCGGTGAAGCATATAAAGAAATCTTAACTACACAATTTAGATTACTTAAAAACAATCCACAGAAATTACGTAAGGCAACTATAGCCATACAAGGTGCTAGAAGAGATTCTATATTTGGTTCTGACAATAGTCATAACGAAGGTTTCTTTGCTAAAGACTCACTAACAGGAGAAGAAATGTATAACTTTACTGACCCTGGTGGTTTGATTTCGGGAATGGTTGTAGGGGATAGCGTAGATAATACAGGAGTAAGGCTTAATCTAAAAGGTTATGTTCGTAATTTAAATATGTTAACAACTACAATCCTTCCTGGAGTAGGTCCAGTAGTACAGATACCAGCAGCAGCTATATCAAGTGCAACAGAATTTAGTAAGCTAGGTGACACCATATTTCCTTATGGTAGACCTGAAGTACGTTCAGGCATGGCAGGAATATTAGATATACCTAAAGCATTTGCTCAAGCATCTATACCTTCTTATTTGAGAAAGTTTTTATCTGCAATAGGTAGAAACCCTGCAGGAAGAAGAGATGTAGATGGGTTTGACCCTGGTAGTGACCCTGCTGGAGCCTTAGCTTCTACTGTTAAAGATGTATTAAAGGTTAGAGCATATGCAGGAACTGCAGACTTTTCTACTATAGAAGCTCAGAATGCAGAAATAAAAAGTGCAGTTAGAGCAGCTAGATTACTTACAGGTTTAAGAAGTGTAGTACAGTTTATTTGGTTTACAGGTGCAGAAGCTAGATATGAAGCAGTCATAAGTCCTGAAGGTCAAGCATTCCTAGACCCTGCTGGTACTGAAGAGATAGACCCTGAAGGTCGTATGGTAGCATTTAATCAATTAACTCAAGGCTACTATAGGTTATATAGTATGGCTGAAGAAGCTATTAGCAGTAACCCTGAATTAGCTGACCAAGACCCACAGACTTTAGCTACACGTTCTTTTATGACAATCTTTGGTAATAACCCTATACCATTACTTATTAGAAAAACTAGAGAAGTAGAACCATATCCATTAGGAGAAACAGGTTTACAGTGGGCAAGAGAAAATAAAGGAGCATTTGCTGAAGCACCAAGTACTGCTGTATTTGCTCAACCTTATGAACCATATGATGACTTTAGTATTAGAGCATGGCGTGAAAGTATATCAAAAGGTAAAAGAGTTGGCTTAACACCTGAGCAATGGATACATTTAAATAACCAAGCTAATGGTAGAATTGCAGAAACAAACATAAGAAATGAATTAGAAAATAATCCAAACTTTTCTTTATGGAATCCTATGCAAAAGAATATGTACATGGCTTCTGTTAAAGGTTTGTTATATGATTTATTCCCTGGCTTTGGTTCAGAACTTACAGCAGCAGGTCCAACAGATTTAGATACTAAGTTAAGAGAATTAAGAAGATGGAATGAAATACCTGGTCTAGGAGATTCACAATCAGGTCAAGCATTAGATATATATTTAAGATACAGAGATTCGTTAATGCAGTTCCATGCACTACAAACAGGTAATCCTTTATCAAGCATAGAAGGTTCAAGAGCTATTGCAGTTAGAAATGGTTTAAGATTATTTGCTAATCAACTTATTGTCCAATACCCTGAGTTTAGATATTTATATAGTAGTATATTATCAAGAGAATTAGAAGAAGACGAAAGAAGTGTTCCTGATGGATTCAGAATACTAGGGTACTAATGGCAGAAGATAAATTTGATATAGAAGAATTTTTAGAAGAGAACGAATCTAAGATACAAGACTATGATTCTTATCTAGATTTGTTAGAACCTGAATTTGTTTCAGGAACTTTTGGTTCAGGCTTTGGTTTATATTCTCCAATTAAAATAGAACATAGTCCTGAAGAAGAATGGGAAGTAATTAAAGCTGTAATCATTGACCAAGGTAATGTATCTGCATTTCAAGAATACTTTAATAAACTATCACAAGAAGATACCTTTAATAAATTAGGTGAACTACTTGGATATGGATTAAATGAAGAAATAATTGAAGCTATTGAAATTGCTCAACCTCAAGATAAAAATAGATTAATAAGTTTTATAGTTACTAATGAAACAGCTAAAGCTCAAGAAATATTTGATAATGCTCCTGGTTCAGATGAATTAAAAAAAATAATTGGTACAGACAACTTTGAAGATTTACCTGCAACTATGCAAGAAGAGTTGTTAGCTTTAGTACGTAAGACTACTCAAATCCCAGGTGCAACAGCTTTAGCTAGTTACTATGGATTTGATAATCAATCAGCAGCATTTGCTTTTGATTATGATGGAACCTCTACTACTGCAGGACCTGTATACAAGATGGGTATGGCTCAAGGCTTGTTAGCTTCTATGAGTGAAAACGAAGTAGCAGACTTACAATCTAAGTTAATTCGTGCAGGTTATCTGAGTCCATTTACAGCATATACTTTGTTTGATGCTTCTGACCCTGCTACACAAGTAGCATTAGGTCAAGCTATGGCAGCACATAACAACAGAAAAAATGGTACTCCTATGCTAGATATAACTCAACAATCAGAATTATTAAGTGGATATGTAAGTCCTGAGCTTACTAATACTATATTAGATAAATTAAATTCTGAGCTTAGGAATGATGAAGCAGCATTAGGTAAAGAAGAAAAGACTAGACTATATGCTACTAATGAACTTACTTTAGCTGCAGCTACAGAAAGAGCTGATACCATAGCTGGAGGAGTTTTGCAACGTGATGTTGATATGATTACTGCAGGTAGGCTAGCAAAAGTCTATCAAGATATATATAATGAGAAGTATAGTCAAGTTGTTGAAACAGCTTTAGACAAGATGTCTACTGGAAGGAGAGCTGAGCTACAAAGAATAAGAGACGTACAAGCAGGTAAGAACGTAGCTGATACTAGATTTGTAG